AACTTACAAAGCATAATTCTACATCTGGATATAATTTGCGTGTTGTTTGATAAAAATGTTTGTTGTAGTCTAAATTATTTTTTAATCCTACTAGTAGTGATATGTTATTTTTCATTTGTTTTATTTAATATGTTAGTATATACTTGTATATGCTGATTTGCTACATATGTGCTATCACATAGTTCTGCTATATAATCAGGCGCAGTCGTTTCTATATTTAAAATATTACCGGACGTATCAATTAAATACATATATCCAGGAACTCCACAACACCAACCTTCCAATGTTGTACGACCCAATAAAATACCAGCAGTGAAATCCATATTCTGAACTAAATTTTCAGTGTCCCATCGTTTGTCAACGTATTTTATATTTGGATGATTAAAGTCGAATCGACTTTCACTCATTAAGTATAAATCCCAATCATTTTCAATACATTCATTAACTAGATGTTGAACTGCATTGAATCTAATAGGATCTAATACTTCCCCAACAAATATTCCGGAATGTTTGCTAAATTTACTAGCATCATCTGTATTAAATCTAGTTCTATCAATTGGATTGTATATTAATGAAACTTTGGATGATGCTATTTTATATTTATCGACAAGCATATCTGCTATAGGTTGTCGTATGGCTATGTAATGTGATATTCTAGAATCTAGTACCGGATCTTCTGATCTAATTTCTGAATGAATAATACTAATAATTGGAGTATCCGGAAAATTATCTATGAGTAAATTATTTGTTTCTGGTTGACTAGCTACTATTATATCAAAATTTTCATTTGGATCTAAATTTGAAGTATCTAATTGTCGAACATGTTGTAATCGCAATCTAACTTCATCCATCCAGTCGATTTGCCGCAATGTGAATAAAGTAACATCATGTCCTAACAAATCTAATTCTCGGGCTAACTCATAATGATATAGTTCACTGCCGCCTAGGCCATTAGCATTTAAACATCCTAAAAGTATTTTCATGGTTTATATCTTAAATAGTTAGTGTGTATTGCTGAATTATAATCTCTGAATCCATGTTGTATATCAGAATGTGATGGTAGTTGATATGCAATTATTGGATCGCACATAAATACATTATGATCAGACATTAGTTTGGAATAACATACATCAATTTCAACGTCTAAAGTTAAATTTAAAATAGTATCATAAAATCTTTCATGTACCATATATGCATGAGTTGTATATGCACCTGTTAATTTAATTAATGTTTTACTGTAGCTTGTTGCTGGTGAGTTTAAATTTGCTCCTAAATACAACATATCCCAATCAATTGTTTGGAATTCATCATATATTGCATTTAAAATATCATTACAGTTTGAAGTAAATATACAATCATCCTCCAATATTAATACAAATGGCAATTTATTATCTTTTGCTAATTGTATACATTTAAGGTGTGATGCAAAACAAGTACCTGTATTATCTCGTATAGCTTCTACTATTGTATACGATAACTGCGGTGCCTTTATTACTTCGTTTATAATATGATGCTTACGATCGTCTCGTTCTTTTAAGTTTATTATATAAGTAGGTATCATTAGTTTGCTTTATATATAGTTATCCAATATTCAATCATTTCGTTTAACATAGATTCAAAAGAAAATGTAGGAGTCCATTTTAATTCTGATTTTAATTTAGAACAATCACCTTTAAGGTTATGAAGCTCTTCAGGTCGCAAATAACGATTATCCGTAATTACGTAATCTTCCCAGTTTAAATCTAAGTAAGAGAAAACATAATCACATAAATCTCGTACAGAATGAGATATACCTGTACTACAAACATAATCACGAGGTGTGTCAGTTTGTAACATCATCCACATTGCATTTACATAATCTTTTGCATGTCCCCAATCGCGGGTTGCGTCTAAATTTCCTAATTTAAGTTTTTCAGATAATCCTAATTTAATTTTAACAGCTTCTTTGCAAACTTTATTTGTTACAAAATTTGTTCCTCGTCTCGGCGATTCATGATTGAACAAAATACCATTAGAAATAAACATACCATATGAATGTCGATAATTCCTTCCAATATTATATGCAAATACTTTGGCACACCCATATGGTGAAACTGGAGTCATTGGCGTCGTTTCTCGTTGATATCCATCTGAGTCAATATTATTACCAAACATTTCTGATGATGATGCTTGATATATTTTAGTGTCTGATTTAATTAAACGAATTGCTTCTAATAAGTTTAAAGTCCCAATGCCGGTTGCTTGTGCTGTATATACTGGTTGATCAAATGATATACCTACGTGTGATTGTGCTGCTAAATTATATACTTCATCAGGCATAACTTTTGTAATAACTCTTACTAACGAAGCCATATCAGTTAAATCTGCATATTCTAATTGTATGCGATTGAATACTGCATCTAATCGAAATGTTTGATTTTCTGCTACTGAATTTCGCTTTAATGTGCCCGTAACTTCATATCCTTTAGATAATAATAATTCAGCTAAATACGACCCATCTTGTCCGTTAATTCCTGTTATTAATGCTTTTTTAGTCATTATTAATTATTTGTATTATTCGATCTAAATCGATGTTAGTTAAATTTTGGTGATTCGGAATATAAAATCCGTATTGGTCTATTAGTTCACAATTTTTTAGTTTTGGTTTTGGAAATCGTTCATACCAAAATGGTTTATTAGCTAAGTTACCTGCTATTAATGGCCGACATTCGATATTATGTTTAGCTAATGTATTTACAATTTTATCTCTATTTTTACATACAATTGGCATTGCAAAATTTGATATAAAATTTCTAGTAGATACATGTATATCTAAATTGTTATTTTTAATGTTAGCTACGTAATAATTAAAGTTTGCATTACGCGTAATAGAATATTTATCTAGTTTATCAATCGATCTGATACCTATATAGGCTTGTAAATCTGTCGACCTAAGATTCATTCCAGGTAAGTAAAAATTATATAAATTATCAAACTGAGTTAACTTATATTTTTCTTTTAATTCAGTTTGTTTATGTTCTGGTAAATCTCTTGCCCAGCCGTGACTGCGCATCATCACTAACGCATAATATAAATCTTCATTGTCAGTATTAATGAATCCGCCTTCTATTGTACTTAAATGATGGCCGAAATACATTGAAAAAAATGAAGCTAACCCAAAGGTACCTAAATATTTATCATCAAACTTAGAACCCATACTTTCACATACATCTTCTAATAAAATAACATCATATTTATTGCATAATTGTATAATTTGATCCATTTGTGGAACTAAACCTAAAACAGAAACTAATATTAATGCAGCAGGAGCTTCATGTTTAAATAATGTCTCTAGATGTTCTAAATCACACGATAAGTCAGTTAAGTTACAATCACATAGTATTGGATCATATCCTAATAATATTGGCGATGATACATCTGTGGCCCAACTTAATGCAGGAATCACAATTTTATTATTTTTTAATTTAGATGTATGTTTTAATGCTGCCAATGTTAGTAGTATTGCAGATGATCCCGAATTAACAAATACTGAATATTTTGTTCCTAGTTTACTCGCCCACTTTTTTTCCAATTCAATTGTAAGTTCGCCTTTTGTTAATCTAGGTATTGGATCTTGTTTTAGCCATTCAATTAAACTATCAATATCGGATCGGTCAATTGTATCACTTACTAGTTGTATATTTGTAGTATCCATAGTAATTCTTTTTATTAATATAATTAAATTATTTGATTAATCCAAATTAACCTCTATTCAATTATCGCCCAGCTTTCCCAAATCCAATCATAATTCCATGTTAGCGTATGTGTTTTAGATAGATGTTTGTAATCCTCGGGTATTATTGTCATGAACAAAATTATCATATGCACTGACATCGAATGGTACGTAAAATTTCATATTTTTGTATTTTTATTTTAGTATTGTATTATACCATGTTATAAATTCAATAACTCCAGTATTTAATGATTTAAATTGAAACTTACCAAATTCTGAGGTATATCGATCTAATGAGTTCCATACAACATTAGGCGCTGATGTAGCTACTACATTATTCAATGTACCCTTTACAATTTTTTTGTTTGTAGCAGATCCAATAATTTTAGCTAAATCATAAATAGTACATTCTTCTTCTCCGCATATATTATATACGTTTTGAGTACCACGCAATGCAATATTCAATAACATTAATGTAAAATCAGTAACATGTAAATATCTTCGTTTAGCACTACCATCATCAAATAATTGTATTACATCATCTAAACTGTGTGCTTTTTGTGCTAATTCGCTTAACACTCTAGAATCATCTTCTAATACTCCCGGACCGTAACATAATGAAACTCTAGCAGATATTGCATTATATCCTTGACTCCGCAAATTATTAACAATTAATTCGCCATTAACTTTTCCCAAGATATAAAAGTTTCGTTTATTATTCATATCAATATTGATATTATCTAATTCAGTATGGGCTGTTTGTTTATTAGATGCAGAATATATTTCTGAACTACTTAAATATACACACGTTGCTTTTGGGTTACTTAAAAAAATGTTATCAAATGTATTAGCTACACCGTATGAATTAAGTAATAAGGTAGTCATGGATTGGGATAAAAACTTTGATGGTTGTGCATACCCAGCGCAATAAAAACAAAAGTCAATATCCTTGATCGTTACAGACTCAACTGATAAATCGGTACTTATATAAGTAACATCATTTCTAATTAATAAATGTTTTATCCTGATTGGTATCTTTGATAAACTTGTTAATGTTAGTTTAATATTATAATCATATGTATCATTTAGATATGCGAACAAATCTGCCAAAAAACCTCCGATGAGTCCATTAGCACCCGTAATTAAAATATTAGAATTAGTTAAATTTGATAAATCTATTTGTGATATAATTTTTTCGTAGTCTTGTTTCATAATTTTAATTTGTTTAATATTGTATTAGTATCCATACCCGAAGCAATTCGTAAGTCATCATACGTACCATATTCAGTAATAAATTTATTTTGTATACCAATTCTAGTTACAGGCATATTAAATGTAGAACTTATTAAATCACCTAACCCGCCAGTTATAAAATGATTCTCTACTGAAAATATTTTACTCGCATTGTTAAATAATTTTGAAATTTCATTGATAGAATTTAATGATACAGTTGACAATGTAGAAACATATAATATTCCAATTTCGTCATCTTGCAATACATCATCTAATAAATGTCCTGATACAAAAACATACTTATTATTTTTAGACTTTCTAATAATATTAATTTCATCGGAGTTAATTGTAAGATTCTGAGTATGCGAATGGTTTGATAATCGAAAATACTTAGGATTGCCATTTGCCCAAGATTGAGTAAATAATTGTTCAAATTCAGAAGCCGTACCAGGTTCATATACATCCATACCTGGAATACATCTCATCAATGCAATATCACTATAACAATGATGTGTGCAACCTAAATCAGCATAGTCATATGTTCCTCCTACTGTAATAATTGTTACATCTGTTTTTTGATATCCTAGACCAATTTTTATTTGTTCATATGCTCGTTCTACAACAAATGGTGCAATTGTATGTATAATTGGTCGCATTCCTTCTAGTGCCATTCCTGCAGCAACATTAACTGTTGATTGTTCGCAGATTCCTATATTAAAAAATCTTGCGGGGGCGCATTCTTGTGCATCCCGTAATAAGTAGTGACTAATATCTCCGATTAATATCACAGATTTGTCATCAGACTGTATAATATTTTTACAAATTTCCGCGAATTTAGTTCTCATATATTTCTTGTATAAATTGTGTATATTCTTCTAATGTAGGAGCCTTATGATGCCATGTAAACATATTTGATTCTAACTGGCTGATTCCTTTTCCTTTAATAGTATTCGCAATAACAAATGTAGGCATATTTTCCTTTGTATTTGTTAATGATTGTATAATTTCTTGTATGTTGTGGCCGTTTGTTTCAATTGAGTTACAGCCAAATGATTGAAATTTATTTTTCAAATTAGATAACGGTAGTGAACGAATTTGAGATTGATTGTAATCGACAATACAAACTAAATTATCTAATTTATGTTCAACTGCTAACATCACAGCTTCCCATATACTTCCCTCATTGCATTCACCATCACCAACTATACAATAAAATTTGCCAGGTTTATTTAATATTTTTCTTGATAATGCTGCTCCAATTGCTGTTGGTAAGCCTTGACCTAAAGATCCTGTAGATGTATATACTTTGCTAATTTTATTTTTGTCTGGATGTCCTCCTAATTTGCTGCCATGCTTACCAAAGTTACGAAGTTCATCAATTGTTAAATCGCCGCATATAACTAAGTATGCATAATATGCTAAGCATCCATGACCTTTACTTAAAATAAAAATATCGTCTGCTGTCATGATTTCATGTAATGCACACATAATATCTACAATTGATAATGCACTAGGCATATGACCGTGTTTTGCATGAAATGCTGCATCAATAATTAATTTTCTAATTTCATTTTCCATAAATTTATAATAGTTTAGTTTTTGTATCTCGGTGTGATATTATTGGAGACTCTGTTGGCCAGTAAATGTTAATAGTAGGATCATTCCATTGCAATGTAAATTGTTCATTAACATCTGCATAACTTCCGTTATACGCCCATTTATAATGAAGAACAGACTGTTTACTTAATACTAGAAACCCAATTGCAAATCCAGGAGGTGTTAATACCTGTTTTCTAGTTTTATCATCTAATATTATCCAGTCCCATTTTAAATAATTTATAGAATCAACTCTATTATCTACTACAATAAAATACAATTCGCCATAAAGACAACTAGTTAACTTCCATGATTTATTATCACCATGTAATCCTCGTATTACATTATGTCTAGATGATGAAATTTTATCATGGTTAAATTCTAGTTTTGGTTCGAACGCATCATGATTCCATATAGTTAATAAATCTCCGCGGAAATCTGTAAAAATATCTGGCTGATATATTGTGACTTCTGGAAATATCATAATTTTGTAAATATATTTTTAAATAACCAATCTTCGGTTACTGCATATTGTTTTGCTAATTCTAAATTTTCATATACGTATTTTAATTTTGACTGATACAACTCCGGTGTCAGTGATTCTAAAATACTATCTAATTCATCAATGGTTGAGAAACAAATAAATCCTTCCATGTTGAAAAATTCTGATATGTTTGTACATCCCCAATATATTGGTACTGTGCCTAATGTTAAACAGTCTATGATTTTTTCAGTAAAATAATTTAATTGTTTAGAATTTTCTATGATTATTGAAAATCGATAATCTTTAAGTCCATCTTCTTTATTAATTAACGGCTTAGCTGAACCGTGACCATAATAATCAATATTCGAGCTTGTAAATTTATTTGCAATCGTATGGCGTAATTTATGCCCTTCTAGTTGTTGTTGACGCGAATAAATCATGGAAACTAAATTTGTTTTATCATGAATTCCCCAACTTGATTCGTCTATCCAACTTCCTCCAATTAAATATCTTTTAGTTTTAGTAGGATAGTTAACTAGTAACTCTGGGTCATGTGTTAATATAAAATCATAATGATCTTTATACTGATCAAATGTATTATAAAATTGTGGGTGCAATTCGCGAGACTCCATTAACCATCCAATTTTAAATTTGCTTGTAACAGCAGTAACAATATTAGAATATATTAAATTATCAGTAAATAATGTAATACCAGGATAGTTATATTGATTTCGTACATATGTTGTATATTTCGTACGTTTAGAAAAAACATGTGAATATTTTCCATCATCTGTTATTAAATGCTCAAATGCTGTATCAAATAGATTAATTTCCATATTTTATATTATTCATTAATACATACCCAATTATCCGGGAACATATCCTTTGTTGATAAATTATTAATAGTTGCCGGACCAAACCATTTATTGGGATATACTACAACTTTGTTTGGATTACAATTAAGCCATGCTCCCCACCAACTAAAGGTAGAATTTGCTATAATATTATGTTTACATAAAGACATTAGATATAAATCTTCTATATCTGATTGTGATTCGATAAATATATACGCATCTCCAATAAATACAGTTTTGCACCAATTGATATCATCGCTGAATATTAGATATGTTGTTTCTTCTGAAAATTGTTTGATTGCATTAATATAATACGATGTAGATAAATTATGATGAAAATTAGATAAAGTTAAATAATCACCTCGTCGGACATGTAATGAAACAGTGTTTTTGGATAATACCGGATACATGTTATTTAGTTTAGCTATCATAGTATCATCCGGGGCAAACAATGTATAGATATCAGTATTAGCATCATTAAAATATTTATAAGATTGGTAATATCCATGCAATATAATATTATTAGATAATGTATTATTTATAGTATTATATCGAAAACTCGGCTCTAAAACCTCAACTAAACTATGAGTATGATCATATGGAGTAAGTTTTTTAAAAATTGTATCTATATAATCTATAGGCGATTTTGGTTGTGAATGACCATGTGTAATTTCAGTGTATTGTGTATTAATCAAATACTTAGACATAGTTCGTCTAGATAATGCGTAGCCGGCTGCAATTTGAAATAACATGTTTCCTAATCCACCCATTAATTTTGAAGTAATTATATTCATATATTATAGTTTATAACGTGGCATATAAATTGTTTTGTTTTATTTGCTTTTCAATCGTCTTTGGATGATATAAAGAATAATCTTCTTCCATCGGTAAGTGAGCATATTGTTTAAATCCGCCTAACACTTCATGTACCTTATTTTCCCATACGATATTCGGAGTATTCTTGTATATACGCCATTGGTAGTCGGGCCAATTTACCCAACCTTCTGCATTTACGTTCCACCCCCATTGCTGCATATGATCTTGTGACATACCTTCAACTGTATTAACTCTGGGTACTAGATAAACTTCTACATCTGGGTTTTGTTCTAATAAGAATGGTAATGATTCTAAGATAGGTGTACATGGCATTTCGTCTGCATCTATTTGAAATATATAATCACCCACACATAAAGACTTTAGTTTATTTTTCCAATCCGCAAAGTGTCCTTGAAACTTATCCTTATGCCAATTAAATTCCCCATTAATTGAATGTGTACGTAAAAATGTTTCAATTTCAGTATCGCCATTCGTTTCATCAAATAAGATTACAATGTTATCTTGATGTCGTTTATGTTTGAGTAAAAAGTTTAGTAATCGTTGTATTTCAATAAACTCTGTACAAACTGTTATTGCGTAACTAATTGTCATCTTATGCTTTTTGTAATTTAGGTAATTTCAATTGTACTGCTTTTGGAATAGATTCTAATTTAGCATCTACAATTTCTAATACTTGTGTATATGTCGCACCAACGGCCGTTTTAGTAAATGTCGAATTAACAAAATAACGTTGTCGTTTTGCTAGTTCCAACCATTTTTTATAATTTTTACGAACATCTTCCATCATTGATCCTGCATACCCATAATCTGGCGAAAACCATTTTGCTCCTGCAATTAAAAATTCATTTTGCGTGGAAGGATGTATTTCAGTTAATCCACCTTTAATTTCACAAATAAAATCTTTCTTTAAAAAATCTGATTGTCCTGAATAGTGTGGCGCCAATATTGGTTTGCCTGTCGTTGAAAATTCTAATAATGGTCGACCGAATCCTTCTGCCTTAGTAAATGATACCATCGCTTTAACTTTTGGATGATTGTATAGTGCATTCATTTCTGAGTCTGTCAAGTCCCCATGCAATAGGTATATATTTGGTAATTTGTGATTGCCGCAAAGTTCTCGTAGTTGATTGACTTTATTTTCAATCTCCATTCGATCCGTAATTGAATATGTTGCCCCACTAGTTTTTATAACAAGTGCAGGCTGATCTTTTTGTTGTTTAAATGTATTATAAAAACAATGAATAAGTCCACTAATATTTTTTCTGTCTTCGCCGGCTTGTCCTTGCAACCAATGTCCTACTGATAAAAATGCAAATGATTCTGTAATTTCATTTAATTCTGAAATTTCATTTATAACATTTGAGCTGTATACCGTTTCATCAAAATATTCTGGTATTACATGTATATTAGTTGTAATTTGTTTATTATGTTTTTTTGCAGTTTCTTCAAAAACTGCTTTTGTAAAATTACTTGGAACTATAACTAACTGCATTGCATTTATCTTATCGATCCAATCTGCAGGGCAAATATCGCCTTCGGTACCAGCAGTAACTCCAATATTAACTTTGCCAACTGCTTGAAATTCATTTGGTACTGTAATCTGAACCCATAAGTCTGGCTGTGACTGTAATGGTAATGGAATAATTCTTTTAGCAATATCCGTACTTAATGGATATGTAAATGGAGTATGTCCCCAAGGCAATGAAAGCAATTTAATATCCCATTCGTGTCCTCGTTGTTCAATAAAATTTGTAATAATTTCTCGTGCATGATGTCCATAACCACTTTGTGTAGCTACTGGTGATGCTATTATAACTGTTCGCATACTATTCCTGTTTTTTCGTATTTTGTTTCTGTAACTTTATTTAATGTGTATCTAGGACGAGGTTGTTTATTTGAATTAAACAAATAATCAATCATATGAATCATTTTTTGTCCCATTTGTTGTGCCGTTAACCCATTTTTCAAACACCACTCTCTACCAGCAACGCCCATTTCGTTTCGAAGTGTTTCTGGTGTATTATACCAATATGTAATTGCATCTGCTACATCTTCATATTTTGCGCGATCATCAAAGATATATGGTGTTTGTGGTGACCCTTGTAGTGATCTATTACTTGGGAATACTGGTTTAACCCATACCCCGTGCAATTTATATTTTCCTGCGTGATTAGTTGCAAAATCACCATCAAAACGAATCCATTCTTCATTTTCGTCGATGAAGCCACATTGATCTTGCAATCCACCGGTTACATTATTAATAATAGGTGTTCCTGATAACAATGATTCTGTTGAACTAAGTCCCCAACCTTCGTTGCTGCCAATATTGACTACAACATCTACAACGTTATACATAGCATTAAGATCTTGAGCATTTAATTTTTGTTCGGAAAACACTACTTTATATTCGGGACAAAGTGTTTTCCATACCGCTCGAAGATCGGTGCCATTTTCATCAACTGCCTGAGTATGCATTAATAATGCAACACGCTGTCTTTTATCTTGCGGTAACTTATCTACAAAGGTTTTAAATGCTAATATTAAATCACCTGGTTGTTTTCTTCGTATATTGCGATTATTCCAAAATACGACAAAGTCTACACCATTTTTAGTTTTAACTTGATCAAACAACTTTTTATATAAATCATCTGAATCAGTTAATGGTTTAAATATATTATGATTTAATCCGTGAGGAACAAATCCTGTAATTACGTCGTTCCATTTTACATTTACAGGAACGGCTGTATCTTCATCATAATCTACAATGCCGAAACCGTTCTGTTTAAGCACTTCTCTATGTATGTTATCAGATTGTTTACTTATTCCCATGATTAAATCACATGATCCGTAAAATGGAGCATTCCACATCGGATAAGGTAAGTCATCCCAAATTGAATAATATATTAATGGTATCTTAAATGTAGTTTTAAGTTCATGTTCAATTGCATATAACCAAGTCCAATATCTAGGATCAGTAAAATGAAATATTGCATCTGGTTGTTCTTGATTTATTATAGAAAATAAAATATTCCTATCGCCATATCCGTTCCACGGGATAAGTTTGACGGATGCATCTAATATACCCGTTTCATTAGCAACTTCTTGTGACAAATCAAATGCTTTGCCAGCATCTGGATGTTGTAATGCGGCACCTAATTGAATCCAATCATAATGTTGAACTGTATTCATGATGATCTCTTTGCAGATCGTTCCAATTCCTGATGGTAACCGGAAATCATCGCCTAATAAAAGAATTTTCTTTTTTCTAGGTTTGTTTGTATCGATTTTTTGTAATTTTGGTAATTGCATTTGTAACTATTCCTTTTTTATTATAACTTTTATATAAATATGATTATCCTAGGATAACAACCGGTTTTTTAAGCTTATTAATGTTATTGTATGCTGTTTTTAATACTGGATCTAAAACATCTTCATTTGTTAGTATCAACATATGATCACATCGTTGTGCAATTAATTTCATGCGATGATGTAATTGAGAAAAATGATATGGCTTACCATAATATGAATCGGGCATTGCTGAATACATGTTGCGTCCGGAAAATGATGGATTATATTCTTCATACTGCATTCCGAACTCTAAGGCGGCTTTCCTAATCATATTATTAGCACCTTCGCCTCCAGCACCTACAATTTTAACATCGTCATTAAATTGTGATTTCAAGTTAAATAATATTTCTTGAATCTTTCTACGACTTTGCCAATTGGTATTGCCAATTATTGCTACTAGTTTCATTATATTTTTTCTTGTATAAATTTAACACTTTTAGGCATATGCCCATATACCGTACGTAACATATGTTCTAATAATATTAGATTTTGTTTATGAGTTGGACCTGTGGTGTCTGTACATAAAGAATATTCCATTGTGCACGTATGCATACCTCGCCAAGTAGAATGATTCTTCATTTCAAATTGATAAATGTATACATGTTGGTGCTTGTACATAATTTAATATAATAAATTTCATTCACGAATCCTAGCTTCTTTCGGACAATTTTCATAATCTGTTTTAAATACACAATACTTACAATTTTTATCGCCCTTACCTGATATTGCCATATATTTTCTGGCATCGTTACGATTTCCTTCTAAATCAAAACATGCTTCAACGAATGCATCAATTTGTTTTTGTACTTTGCGTTGAGTTACTGTCCCTGATGCTGGTTTAAAGTTTTGCACTCGCTTTTGTGGAAACATTGATTCTTCAATCATCTTTCGTTTCACAATAAAGAATTCAACATCAATTTTTTCTACAGGTGTTCCAAATTGTTGTGCAAAGTAATTTTTATATGCAATTAGCTGTGCTGCTTTTAAATTGTCTGCTTTTTGATATTTATTCCAACCTTGTCGGGATGTTTTTATATCATATATTTCAATGTTACCGGAAGGTACGTGTCTAATAACAACATCAATAAATCCATACCAAAATACAGATGGATTTGCTTTTGATGCTTGGGTACATAGTTCCATTTCAATTGCTACTAGTTCATAATTTTTGCTAGAAAAATATTGTGAACGTCTTTTTGCAAACCAATCAAAAATAGCAACGCCATCTTCTAAATATTCTGCCATTTGCAAAGCATTTGAAAAATGAACTCCTCCTGATTCTGCAACACACCGTGCATATTCTTCACGAAGTTTATTTGTTAATACTTCTCGAAAATTTATGTTTTCGGCACGCTTTACTGAATCTGTATATAATACCGTTAAGAAGTGTTGAAATGTTTCGTGAAATGCTGTTCCGAAGCATGTATCAATTGATGCCTGGAATGGAGCTAATCCATCAATGTATGCTAACTTCCAAGATAATGGACATCGTTCATACATGGACCATTGAGAATATGATATTTTTCTAGGTACGGTTGCTGCATCGCGTATTGATAAACGATATATGGGTGCTAAATAATTTCCTGATTTCATACTATATTATATGAAATTATTTACTTGTATCCAAGTAATCTGGGCTGTTTTGTATATAATTATGTTGTTGCTCTCGAAGATAAATACCAATTAAATCTTGGGTCTTTATTAAATCTTGATGAAAGGATCCTTTGTGTCGACATCTTACAATGCGTTTAATGATATCAAATTCATATGAGTTCAATTCCCACTCTTCAGCAAACTTATAAAGACTATCTTTGCCTTTGTAATGTGATTGTGTATTTACGTTGCTCATTTAAGTCCTTTCAATAATTTTTTCTTGTCGCCATCACTATATCCATATAACGTTAAGATTCGTTCACATTCAGCTAAATCCATCAATTCAATATAATCCGTTGCTTCTGAACAACCTATTTGGTAATGCTCTGCAATTTGGACAATCAATGCTTTATCGTATTTGTCTTCTGATTTGCCTTTTATGTATTTTGAAAATCCTTTTGAAGCAGGAAGAAATTCATGATATAAACGATACGTTTCTTGTGGGCGTAACAATCCTATAGTATATGTTTGAAACTCGTTGATTAATTCTGTAAATTCCATTCGCATACTTAACCATCGATTCACAATAAACACAGTAAACTTTTTTTGATCAGTTTCTGACCATTGATTCCATTCTTTCTTTTTATGGGTTAATCCATCAATAAAATCAAATATTGTTGCACCCTTAGGAGCAGCAACTTTTACAGGTTTAATAACTTTTTGTTTTGCCATTATAATTTATATCGTTTTCTGTATTGATATTCTAAGTCTGTACCTATTCCTAATTCTAAAATAATCGAAGTCTCTGGAATTCCTATTATTCGTTTAGCTGATAAAATATCATCAATTGATTTATTGCGAAACGTTTTTATTTTTGTTTTAGCATTAGATCTATTAGATGTTTTAAATACAACAGTTACCGTGCTTTTGTGATAGGATATCGACATTACTTTTTCATTTTAATTGGCTGAAACTCTTCAGGTATCGATCCACAATCGTCACAACGAAATACCGGTACCGGTACCATTGTATCTTTATCTGCGCCTGTTAAAAACTTGGATACTTTGTTAATTGCCATTACTTGGCGAAAATACAGTCCGTCACACTCTTTACATTGAATCGGTTGCATATCATTTGGACCGATATTTACATTTAATTTACTCATATTTCTCCTATTATATTTACAAACATTGCCATTATATTAATTTCTTTATCAACTACACTAGCATCTTTAAATTGTGATTCTGCAATAATCAAAATGCATGGTGCAATATGTCCATGTGCAAACTCATCCAAGTTATCATATAAGAATGTATACATTGGAGTAAAGTCTCTAACCTTGCTATCAGCAATGCATTGTCTAATTTTAGTAAAGGTTGCTTTTTTGTCTTTAGCATTTTTAAGCATTTCAAGTACCTCAGTCATATAATTTGCCTGAATTGCACTTGCCTTATCCAATGTTAATCGATTTTCAATTACACAACTTTGAGCCGTATTAATTGCTCTTCGGATATCCGGATATGATGAGTTAATGATTGCTGCAATATCTCTAATGTCATATTGTACTTGCTTTTCTTCTAAAACTGATACTAGGCGCTTTGCTACATCTGTTTTGTTAGGAGGCATAATAGCAAATGTCTGACAACGTGATTGAATTGGATCAATAATCTTTTCAACATAATTACATGTTAAAATGAAACGTGTTGTTTTGCTATATGTTTCCATCAAGTTACGAAGAGCAGCTTGTGCATTTGGTGTCAAATAATCTGCCTCATCTAAAATAATAATTTTCCAACGCTTAAATCCTACTGTTGATGCATATCGTTTAATCTTATCTCGAACTGCATCTACTGAGTTTTCATCTGATGCATTAATATACATTAAATCAGCATCCACGCTATTTGCAATAATCTTTGCCAATGTAGTTTTTCCTGTTCCCGCTGACCCATAAAATAATAGATGCGGCACGTCGCCATTGGCAATAAAAATTTTAACTTTTTCGATAATATGTTCATTACCAATATATCCTTCTAATGTGTCTGGACGAAATGCTTCTGTCCAAAGTGTGTTTTCTTGTTGTCCGTACATATATTAATTTCCTGTTGAGCCAAACCCGCCTTGACCGCGTTTAGTTCCTGTTAATGCCTCTGTTTGTAACCATTGTATTCTTTCAACTTTATTTAATACTAGTTGTGCAATACGATCCGCAGGTTTAAACTCAACCACTGACAGTCCGTGATTCATTAATATTACGCCAATCTCACCTCGGTAATCAGCATCTATTGTTCCTGGAGTATTTAATACAGTAATTCCTTGTTTTAATGCTAATCCGCTTCTAGGTCTTACTTGTAGTTCATAGCCAAGTGGAATTTCTACAAATAATCCTGTTTTTGCTAATATCCGTTCTCCTGGGTTTATAACTATTGTTTCTGTGCATCTCACATCCAGGCCAGCGCTGCTAGGTGTTTCGTATTGCGGCAACGCATTGGTTGATTTATTTATTATGTTTACTATCATTTTTATTTTTCTATTAAGTATCTATATAATCGATTGCTTACTGTTTCTTTCCATATGTCGATTCTAGATCGAGAAAAACTATCTTTCTGTTTATGATCTAATAAAATCTTAAGATTCCCTTCGAGCTCAGCATCAATTATTTTAAGTATTTCGTCTTTAGATTTAGATGACATTATTAATTAATTTTGAAGCATTACTAACCAATAACTTGATTCAAAATCAGTTCCAACGAAATCTATTCTAGACAATCCATCGGGAGATACATGCAATTGACCTACATCGCCTTTATTTGCAACAAGTACTTCTTTTAATTTGTCTGCCGAAAAACATACAGGTTCCATATCTGCTCCCGTAGTTGTTCCTACTTCAAAAGTAATGTTATCGGAATTAACTGTTGTATAATTGATAATAAATTTAACTACTCCTGCTTTTACTTGTACTGCAAAATTCTTTGCGTCTGGTAATGCATTTTTTGCTTTAATAAATTTGTTAATAAACTCTTCGTTAACTGCAACTTGTACAATATACTCTGGTTCTGCATTAATGGTAGGAACTGCTGGAATAACTGTCGTATCTGCTAACATGAATGTTGCGTGAGTACTTCCTTCTGAAATACACATTGCATAATTCTTACCTGCTGCATCTTTAACTTCGATTTCAATTTTTTCACCTAATGCACTTAACATCTTAGTTAATGCACCGGTATGGTTAATACCCAACATACCTTTCATAAAAGGGGTTGTATTCCATTGAATCTTACCAACTACGGTTTGATCCATGTCGATTAATTCACAGCCGACACCTGTTTCGTTTTCTTTAAGGAT